AGAAGAAGAGATATATGTTCGAGATACTAAAGTGGGTTGGTTAGCAGACAGATGGATTTATGATTTAATACATCCATTTATACATGAAGCAAATAAAAGTGCTGGTTGGAACTACGAATGGGATTTCTCTGAAACTTGTCAATTTACAGTTTATAATCCAGGCCAGTTTTATTCATGGCACACTGATGGTGGTTCAAGACCATACATACCTTTTGACCCAACAGATGAAAAACAAAGAAGAAAAAATACAGATGGTTCATGGATGATTGCAAAAGACGATAATGGTAAAGAAGTAAAGTTTGATAAAACTTATAGAGATGGTAAGTTTGCTGGTTTACCTAGATATGTTCCAGCGCCTGGGTTTGTAGATAATCCAAATCAATTTATGAAAACTAGAAAACTTTCTGTTACAGTAAATTTAACAAATCCAAAACATTATAAGGGTGGTAATTTAAAATTTGATTTTGGGCCACACGCTGGTACTAAAAGATATCACACTTGTACAGAGATAAGACCAAGAGGTTCTATTATAGTATTTCCATCATTTGTACACCACTTGGTTACACCAGTTACTGAGGGTACTAGATATTCATTAGTAATATGGAATTTAGGAAAGATGTTCAAATGATTGATACAGTAAAATTTTTTAAAGAAAAAAAATATGTCTTGATTAAAGAGATGATACCAAAAGATATTGCAAAGGTAGCAACTCAATATTCTCATTATGATAGAGCACAAAATTTTAATCCAGAAATGGGGAAAAAAGCACAAATACCAGGCAGTCATAGTGTTTATGGTGACCCACTTATGGAAACACTTTTAAATTTTGGTAGAAAGAAAATTGAACAATCTACTGGTTTAGAATTATGGCCCACCTATTCATATTATAGATTATATAAAATAGGTGATGTTCTAAAAAGACATAAAGATAGACCATCTTGTGAGGTATCTATTACTTGTTGTTTAGGTTATGATTACAAAGGTAAAAAAGATTATAACTGGGGAATGTTTGTTGGCCCAGAAGATGGTGGGAGAGGTGCAAAAGGAAAGATGATTCCAATGGAGCCTGGAGATGGAGTAATCTATCGTGGTTGTGAAGTTGAACATTGGAGAGAAGCATTTGATGCACCAGAAGGTGCATGGCAAACTCAAGTATTTTTACATTATGTTAACAAAAATGGCCCTTATGGTGAATTTTGTAAATTTGATAGTAGACCAGCATTAGGTTTACCACACACTACAAAAGATAAGGAAAAGGTTAGAGCTGTAAATGAAGCAGATGCAAAACTAAAACATCATAAAGATTCTTTTCCAGATTTAGATGATAAAGAAGTGCCATATGAAAATTACAAAAAAAAATGAAGTATACTTACAAATTGAAACAGAACCACACATTGCAAGAGAACTCTCAGAATACTTTACCTTTGAAGTGCCTGGTGCAAGATTTATGCCCAGTTATCGAAACAAAGTATGGGATGGAAAAATCCGATTATACTCAATTGCTACTGGACAAATCTATGTGGGATTACTACCATACATCAGAGAGTTCTGTAGACACCATGACATTAGATATGAATTACAATTTGATGCAAAACCAGAAAACATAGATGAATCAACAATTAATACATTTATTAAACATCTTAAAATACCATACAAAGCTCGTGATTATCAGATTTCTAGTATTCTTTGTGGTGCCAGAAAATGTCGTGGTCTTTTTGTTTGTCCTACTGCATCTGGTAAGTCGTTAATCATATATGGACTTACAAGATGGTGTCATTACAAAAATCTTAAAACTTTAATTATTGTTCCAACAACAAGTTTAGTAGAACAGATGTATTCTGATTTTTTAGATTATGGTTGGTTAGAATCTTATATGCAAAAAATTTATCAAGGACACGATAAAAAAGTTACTAAAGATGTTGTTATATCTACATGGCAATCACTTTACAAATTTCCAAAAAAATATTTTGAACAGTTTGGTTGTGTCATAGGTGATGAAGCTCACACATTTAAATCTAAATCACTTACTTCAATTATGAACAAATTACATCTATGTAAATATCGTTTTGGTCTTACTGGAACATTAGATGATTTACAAACACATAAACTTGTATTAGAGGGTGTTTTCGGAACAGTAAACAAAGTAATATCTACTAAAGAACTTATGGAAAAGAAAACATTATCTAATTTAAAAATAGATAGTTTGATACTTGCATATGGTGATAATGAATGTAAAATAGTAAAAGATTTAAAATATGCAGACGAGATAGATTATATTGTGAATCATAAAAAAAGATTAAATTTTGTAAACAAATTAGTTAAACCTTTAAATGGTAACACATTAGTATTATATCAATATGTAGAGAAACACGGAAAGCCTTTACATCAGTTGGTATCTGATACTTACAAAGATAGAAAAGTATTTTTTGTTAGTGGAGAAGTTGATGCATTGAAAAGAGAAGAGATTCGTGCAATCACAGAACAATCTAAAAATGCAATTATTATTGCATCATATGGAACATTTTCTACTGGTATTAATATAAAAAACTTACATAATATTGTTTTTTCTTCACCATCTAAAAGTAAAATAAGAGTGTTACAGTCAATAGGTAGAGGATTAAGATTAGGTAGTAATAAAGATAATTGTAAATTGTTTGACCTCGCAGACGATTTCACATACAAGAGTAAACAGAATTTTACACTTAGACATTTTATGGAACGAATAAATATATACAACCAAGAACAATTTGACTATACAATACATAGGATAAAATTATGATAACAGAAAAAGATTATATAAATTTAAAAGAAATGTGGGACTACCAAAGAATGTTAGAATATAATAAAGAACAATTAATGAATAAAATTAGTTCATTATTGGATAATGCATTTATAGCTGATGTAACTGAAGAAGAAATGTTTGAGGCATTTTGGAATAGAATGAAAGAAAAAAATAAATTAGAAGAACCACCTAAAGCATGGATACCAAAAAATGAAAAGTTAAGGAAATGGGATGAACAGTAATCCTAGAATATTAAAACTATCTAATGGTGATGAAATAATCTGTATGGTGCATGATACAGAAAATAATTATTTAAAAGTTTCTTTACCATTAAAATTAGTTAATATGACAACTATGAATAAGAAAGGTGAATACGAAGAAAACCTTGCACTTCGTAAATGGGCTACCTTTACTGATGAGAAAACATTTGCAATAGAAAGAACTCAAGTTGTTATGCACCATAGTGTAAATATTGGATTAAGTAAATATTATCAATATATTGTAAAGAAATATAAAGAATTTGATAATTATTCCTCGTTGAGTAAAGAAACTAAAAAACTAGAACCAACTTTATCTGAGGAAGATAAGTTTGAAAATGCAGTTGATGAATACTGTAATTATTATTATGATGAAGATGAATCTAAAAAAAAGAATTAATCTGTCTGAAATCAAAAATAGTATAACGCACAAATTAGTGTCTGTCAATACTAAAATAATATTTTTAGTATGATTGACATGATTAAATAAGTATGATACTATCACTCAAGGAATACAAATGGCTGCAAAAGCAAAACACTATGTAAATAATAAAGAGTTCTTACAAGCTATTATTGATTGGAAAGAAAAAGTCAAAGATGCAGAGTCTGCTGGAGAAGAACAACCACCAGTAACAGATTATATTGGTGAGTGTTTTATGAAGATTGCACAACATTTATCATTTAGACCTAATTTTATAAACTATTCTTATAAAGAGGAAATGATAGGTGATGGTATAGAAAACTGTTTGCAATATGTAAATAATTTTAATCCAGAGAAATCAAAGAATCCTTTTTCATATTTTACACAAATAATATATTATGCTTTTATTCGTAGAATACAAAAAGAAAAGAAACAAACACATACCAAACATAAAATAATAGAAAAAAGTATGATGCCCACTTTTGACCAGAATCCTTTGGACGATACAAATTATGGTAATCAATATATGGATTACTTACAAAAAAATATGTTACCAACAGATGGAGATGTGTATAAATCAAAATCAAAGAAAAAAGAAACTAAAAAGTGTTTAGAAAATTTTTATGAGGATGATAAATGAATTTAGATAGTTATATAAAAAAAAGAGTTAAGTATAAAATAATTACATCGAATACTTGTACATATTGTGGTATGGCAAAAAAACTTATGGAAAATTTTAACATTGATTATGAAGAACAAAATATATCAAATGATAAAAATCTTGCACAAACAATAAAAGAAAAGTATAAAACAGTTCCACAAATATGGAACGAAAAAAATGAACACATTGGTGGATATGCAGAATTAAGAAATCATGTATATTCTCAATGGAGTAATGTAGGTGGATATAAAGGAGATTAATATGTTTAGTTTTATAAAAAACTTATTTGTACCAAAACCTAGACCGATAAAAAAAACTAGTCTTATGATATTAACTAAAAAAGAGCTAGAAAACTTAGGTAGAAAACATGGTATAGAGTTAGATAGAAGGTTCACAAAAAGTGACCTTGTTGAAGAACTATATGAATATTTACAAAAGAGAAAATAATGTACGAATATAAATGTGAAATAGTAAGAGTTGTCGATGGTGATACTGTTGATGTCAATATTGATTTAGGTTTCAATACTTGGTTGTGGAAAGAAAGAATCAGACTAAAAGGTATTGACACTCCAGAGTCAAGGACAAGAGACCCAGAGGAAAAGAAAGCTGGTCTATATGCAAAAAGTGTTGTTGAGGGATTTTTACCAGTTGGTTCTTCACAAGTTCTTAGAACAACAAAAGATAAGTCTGGTAAGTTTGGTAGAACTTTAGGTGACTTTAATATATTTGATGGACAAGAAGATAGACAAAGAAGTTTAGTAGAATATATGATACAACATTATGTGGGTGTTGCATATGAAGGTCAATCTAAAGATTTAATAAAAAAAGAACAATTAAAAAATATATCATATTTAAAAGCTGAAGGATTAATTAATTAATGAAAATTGCATTAGTTACTGATACTCATTTCGGTGCAAGAAATGACCATGACCATTTTAATAATTATTTTTATGAGTTTTATGATAATATCTTTTTCCCATATTTAAAAGAACATAATATAGACACTTGTATTCATCTAGGAGATGTGATGGATAGAAGAAAGTTTGTATCATATAAAACTGCAAAAGACTTTAGAGAAAAGTTTTGTGAAACTTTTGTTACAAATGATATAAAAGTTCATATGATAGTGGGTAATCACGATACATACTTTAAGAACACTAATGAAGTGAACTCACTTGATGAACTAATTGGTAGTCGTTATGAGAACATAAAGATATACAGAGAAACAGAAACTGTTGATTTTGATATACCAATATGTTTTATTCCTTGGATTAATTCAACAAATGAAAAACAGACTGTTGAACACATTAATAAAACTAATGCGACAGTAGCTATGGGTCATTTAGAAATAAAAGGTTTTGAAATGCATCATGGATTTCCTAGTGAAACTGGTATGGAAAAATCTGCATTTAATAAATTTGAAATGCTAATGTCTGGACACTTTCACAAAAAATCAGATGATGGACATATATTTTATTTGGGAACACCATATCAAATATTCTGGAATGATGACAAATGTCCTAAAGGTTTTCATATCTTTGATACGGAAACAAGAAAATTAGAAAGAATAATAAATCCTTATACAATATTCAAAAAAGTTTATTATGATGATTCAAATAGTGAAGATTTCAATTACAATCAAATAAAAGATTTAAAAGACAAATATGTAAAACTAATAGTTGTTAATAAAAAAGATTTATATATGTTTGATAAGTTTGTAGACAAAGTTTTAACAGAGTCAAAAGCACACGATGTTAAAATTATAGAAGACTTTTCTGATTTGAAAGCAGAGAATGTGAAAAATGAAATAATTGAAAATGCACAAGACACAGTTACTTTATTAGATTCATATGTTGATGAATTAGATGTGAATAACTTAGATAAAAATAGACTCAAGACAATGTTAAAAGGATTGTATGTTGAGGCTAGTAATATGGAAATATAGGAGAAAAAAATGAGAAACTTTTTATTTATATTTACATTATTATTTGCAACAAACTTATTTGCAAGAGACCAAATTAAAATAGTAGGTAGTTCTACTGTATATCCATTCGCAACAACTGTTGCAGAACGATTCGGTAAGACTAGTGGATTTAAAACACCAGTAGTTGAGTCAACTGGTTCTGGTGGTGGACTAAAATTATTTTGTGCTGGACTAGGCACAAAACACCCAGATATAACAAAT